ACTCGCTACGGCCGCTTCTATGGGTGTTAAGATACGTTGGGGTGGAGATTGGAACGCTAGTTCTCTTTTTAAAGGTAAACGCACAACTAAAGATAATAAATTTGATGACCTTGTGCATTTTGAATTATTGGAAGATTAATGCCTAAACAATACCTTACTATAAAAGATTGGTCTGGTGGAATGAATAATAGAAGAGACCCAAGAGATTTGCAAGACAATGAATCTTCAGAGATTCAAAATATGTCTATTGACGCTTTAGGTAAAATAAAAACTTCTGGGGTTTTATATGCTCATATAGAAGGTTCTGATGGTTCTACTGACTTAAGTGAATACTTTGTAGAAAGAACAGCTGCATTGAATGGTTCTGGCGGATATGGTTTATTTTATTTTGAATCTGACCATAGCAAAGATAGTAATTATAGTATTACCGATACTAAGCATCCGGGTACAAGTAATGATTTAACATTAGGTAGCTCAGCTGGAAATATAAAATTTGTTGCAAAGCTAGTTGGTGGAGACAATACAGATACAGCACCTTCATATAATCCTGAATAATGCCTGTACCTACTAAACAACATTTGCAATTAGTTCTAGGAACAAGTTCTGTTAATAGTACTATATATACATCTAGTCTTATTAAAACTGGAGATACTTTAAAGATAAGTGGTACTGGAAGTAATGATGGAGTATTTACTGTAACAGATATTGTAAATACACTAAGTACTGGTGAAGGTGTTGGCACTACTTTTACAGATGTAACTGGTGGTTCAACTTCATCTGGAGATACTGCAGTAACTTTAGATGGAGCAAATACCAGTATGGTTGTTGGATTATCTGTTTCAGGTACTAATATAGCTTCTGAAACTTATGTTGCTGCTGTTAATGGAGCTCAGACTGCAATAACATTATCAAAAAATACAACTGGAATAGTTAATTCTGGAGCAACTCTTACATTTGGGGATGCGGATATATATTATGTATTAAAAGGTAGGGGAATTGTAGATGATTCTTCGGGTGGAGACCCTGTAATAGAGGTAATAAGAACTAATGTTGGCGATAAAATGCTTGCTCTTGGAGATGTTGATAGCGAAGGAAATGTAGATATATGGTCTAGTAATGCAACCACTACTTATAGTAATAAAAATGAAGGGTGGGAACAATCAGCTATAAGCCCAACAATAAGAGGTAATGATGCTAAATATATATTTCACATAGCTGATGACGCTGTTAGAGTATGCAATGTAAATGATGAAAATACAAGTATTGTAAAATGGTATGGATACATACAAAGAAATCAATTCAATGCTACTACTGGGCTTGTATTTGCTGAATATCAAGAACATCCTAATTCTTTAGCTCCTCCAAAAATTGCAACTAAATTTTCATATGCATTTGGCACATCTAGTCACGATAATACCGCTGCTGGTAATTACTACTTAAATCCATCTTCTCACGATTTTAGGGGGGTTGCGATTCAAAAGTATGCAAGTAATCTACCTCTTCAAATGGGGCTAGATTTAAGTACAACTAGCACATCATTTCAATTTGAAGATGCTAGCAATAATGATAAAACTGGTAGAGCTATTGTAGGTGAAGTAATTTCTGTAAGCAGCGGCACATCATCTAGTGATGGTGTTGGTGATTTAGGAGAGTATCCAAAAGAATTTATGTTTTGCAAAAAAGCATTTAGCACAACAAATGGCAGAGCAACATATTTAAGGTCTTATGGTGGGAATCTTGATGGTACAGCTCCATTTGATTTTGTAGATAATGCTATGCCAATAATAGAAAGAGGTACTGGTTGGAATATTGGAGTAGATGATGGTACATCAGAAGGAACTTGGGAAGCTGGTACATATGAGTTTTATGAAACTTTTATATACGATGGCAATCAAGAATCATTACCAGTTCAAATAGGAAATGGAGCAGCTACAATAGCAGCGTTTACCCATACCGCAGCTGGTTCTAAAGCTTTTCAAATTTCTATATATGCTGATTTAGCTTATAGTGGAAGAATAACTGGTGGAAGAATTTATACAAGATTGCAAAATACAGATGATGATTTAGTAATGGTATCTGATATAGATATAGTAAAAGGTGTTAGAATGTCACTAGATGGAGATTATAAGTCTTGGAGTTACCAAAGTGGTAAAGGATATTATGTAGTTGGAAATGCAACTGGTAATTCTGTTAATCCTAATTTAGATACATATAGAACAATTAATGGATTTGGCCCAGATTTAAAATTCTTAGGTATTGGTGGAATGAATGAGGGATATAAATCTTCTGTTGTGGCTGGTAGAAGAGTATTCGTAGCTAATGTTAAATTAAAAATAGATTCTGGCGAACTAAAGAAATTTGGTGACAGAATAATGTATAGTGAAATAAATAAATTTGATACATTCTTAGAACATAATTTTATAGATGTGTCAAAAGGTGATTATGGAGAATATTCAGCATTAGAATCTTATGCTGATAGATTATTAGCATTTAAACATAATTTAGTTCATATAATAAATATATCTAGCCCTAGTTCATCTAATTGGTATCTTGAAGATACTTTTAAATATTATGGAGTATCTCATCAATTTAGTGTTGCTAAAACAAAGAATGGAGTAGCTTGGGTATCAGATGATGGTTGTTATTTTTATGATGGCAAAGATATAAAAAATCTTATAGATAGAAAAATTTCTGTTAGTGAAGCTTCTTTTGGAAGCACAAATTGGAATGATTGGTATAGGGGTTCTAATATTCAAAAAGATGCAATGTTGGGATATGACCCAATAACAAATTCTTTAATTATGATGAGAAGCCCTAATGATGCCTCAGCCAATTCAAACCAAGCTTTTATATATGATTTTGACAGTAAGGGATGGACATACAATACAAGTCTATTTACAGATAGTAGTTATTATACTAATTTTGTAACAGATATGAATAATAATTTAACTGTTGCTAAACATGATGGAAGTAATGATGTTGATTTTTTAAAATTCCTACCAATACAATCATCTCAAGGATATTCTAAATTTACTACAAAAGATATAGACTTTGGCAATCCTGAATTAATAAAAAAAGTATACAAAGTAATTGTTACATATAAATCAAGTGAAGCTGTAACAACTCCATTTGATTACGCAATAGATGGTAAGCAGAATTTTTCTGGAGATGGAGGCGGAACTTTTACTGGCAATCTGGCAAATACTTCAAATAAATGGGATGTTCTTACATTAACTCCATCATCTGTAATATCATGTCAAAGTATACAAATACAGTTTGATTTAAATGGTGATGATACTAAAATTGAAATTAATGATATGTCAATTCAATATAGAACAATAAGAAATAAAGTAGCTATATAATGGCATTAACCGAAAGAGATTTAAGAAAGCTAATTAATACTAAACAATCTTCGTCTGAGTTTCAAGGTTCTCCATCAATATCTAATATGCTTGATGGTCAAATGGCAATTCAAAAAGAATCTAATAATCAATTAGCTATATATAGAAAAAAGTTTGGTAGGCTTTGGAAATCATATATGTCTTCTAATGGCGATGAGTATGTAAAAAGAAATTTAAATGTTAAAGGTAAAACAAAATCAAGAGTAACTGCTAAAGATTTAATCTTTGAAAAAGGGCCTGAATTAACAATAGATAGTGGTGCTATAACAACAATAAACTCTTTCCATACTGTAGACGTAGAAAGTAGTTCAAGTGATAATTTAGACACTATAAATGGTGGCTCTAATGGTCAGATATTAATACTAAAGCCTGCTAGTGCTAGTAGGACTATTGTAATAAGACACGATGAAGGTAATATAATAACATCTGATGGTAGTAATTTTTCTATGAATGATGGAAATGATACAGCTGTTTTATTTAAAGACGACTCTAAGTGGTTTGTTTTAGTAACTATTAACGCTCAATGATAATCAATAAAAAAATTAGCTGGTATTTTATTTTTACTAGCTTTATATTAAATTCGCAATAATAATATTATTGCAAAAATAAAAGGATTTTAATAATGGCAGACCCGTTACAATCATTAAAATTTAAAGCTGGACTTTTTGGAAATATATTTGATGAACAACAATCTCAACTTGGACAAGCTGCTGAATTAGGTAAGCAAAAAAAAGGTGGGTTACTTGGTGGTCTTATTGGTGGTAAACTTGGAAAGTTTGCTGTAGAAAAATTATTAGGAACTTATTTAAAAGCTCAGTTTGGCCCAATGGGTC